TCATTATCCCAAATTTCTACTACACCTTCATCACTAATTTGAACTGTATATCTACTCACGGTCTAGGTCCTTCCCAGGTTAGTCTCATCATTTTTGTATGTATAAGTTTTACAGTTGGGTCTAGCCAGATTTTATATCCTTGGTCTGCCACTCTTTGGCACCAAGCAATATCTTCTCCTTGTATTGGTAGAGTAACTGTTTCTTTTGTTTCACTATCAATATAAGTTCCATTTACGGATTGAAACCATGGTCTAGTTAGTGATTCAAAAACTCCTTGCTTTACGCAAACAAATCCAAATCCTACTGCTCCCACTTGTATAAGTTCTGTTTTACCAATCAACTCATCAAATGCTATGCTTTTTCCTAGTATTTTTTCATAAGCAACAACTTCGCCAGAAGCAAGTAAATATGCACCAGAGATAATATCTTTATCAGATTCATATAATTTTATTACATCTTCTGGTGTAAATGTAATGTCGCTATCTATCCACATAAGTTTGTCGTAAGTCATTTTGCCATGAAATAAATGGCGTTCAAAAATATTATTTTCTGAATCACCATTTATTGTTACTTCACGAGCATTTGCAACATGCGAAGAATATCCATTGGCGTAAGCCCATGTAATTCCCCTTTTACTTAATTCGTCAATAGTTGTTAATAGGCTCTGAACATAGCCCATCATTACTGAGTGTCCAGGTGTTGCGAATACTATATTTGCGTGTGCCATATTAAACTCCTAATGTAGCCGTTCCAAGGTAGGTTAATGCTACAGCATTATCTGAAAATGTCACTAAATTTCCCGTGGTGGAAGAACGAGCATCAGATGCTGTAACTATCCTAGTCCCGTTAGTTGCAAGTCCTGAAAGAGTTACACCCGCTGGCGCTGCCCAAGTAATGCCGTCAGTAGAAATCCCTAACAGTTGATTGGAATTAGTGTGATAGTATTTATTGTTAAAATAAACAATATCATAGAATCTAGAACTATCGCCAAGCGAGTAACCGCCTTGATTAGTTGCTCGTTGAGTCCAAGTAATGGCATCTGTAGAACTTCTTAATACTCCATTTGCATCAACGGTAAAATAAAGATTATTTGCATAAGTAACTGCTAGTCCTACGGTTGAACCAGAGGTTCGGCTAGTCCAAGTAATAGCATCTGTAGAAGTAAACAAGTTTCCTGACTGACCAGTCATTACCCAAACGGTTCCAAATACAACGCTTAATCCATTACAAGTTGTTGAGGTAACAGTTCTATTTGTCCAAGTTACGCCATCGGTAGATGAATATGCTATAGGCGCTAAACCGTTTGCATAAGTTCCACATGTTACATATTTTGCTGTTGTTGTTCCAGAACCAACAGCATTGATTTTACTTGTTCCAAATCCAGATGTTCTGGTAGCCCAAGTAATACCATCGGTGGAAGTTGCTAATCCGCCCTGTTCTCCAACTGCTACATATTTATTTGTAGGAGTTGCATTATATGCAACATCCAAAATATCATAGTTTGGACCAATTTGGCTTGCAGCGGTAGCACTCCAGGTCACACCATCAGTGCTATAAGAAACATATCCACTGGAACGACCAATAACAAACTTATCTCCATAAACAATACATTGACCATTTGAAACACCGCCAGAATTTGTAACCCAACTTATTCCCGTGCTTGCAGCAGCAATTACTGCTGATGATGCGCTAGAAGAAAGAACAAGTAAAAATGAAGATAACCTATCACCAGAAGTAAATGTTTTACTAAAAGTTCCTATTGTAAGGATTGTGCTTGTTTGCATACTTGGATACGCTAGATAATAACCAGAAGCAAATGATGTTGTTACTGTTGAGGTTTGAGCGCTGCCAGAAAGTGATGTAGGGTTTATGTATACTGGACCACTGGAGGCTGCAGGAAATACTGAAATACCCATTACGCTATCTCCACTCCGCTAATATGAAAGTCTACAGATGTTGTTGATGCACTTCCAGCGATGATTTGTGTTGCAGGGACAACTTGCTTAAGGTCAAAGAAAGCAGATGTATTGGCAGCAACTGATACGCTGCCTAAAAAGTCAATGGCATTAATAGTCATTGATGCAGTTACCGCAGCCGTTGTTGGGTTGCAGATAACTATGTTAGTTACCACTGCTGTTGTACCAGCAGGTGTTGTATACAGGGTTGTGCTTGATGTCGCTGCTGCTGTGCGAGCAAGGACCTTTGTTACTGTAGCCATTAGTTACTACCTTTCGTTGTTAGAGGGCACCCATAAGGATGAGTGTTAATTGGTCAGTTACGCTACCTGGACCAGTAAGGATTATGTCTGTTAACCCACTGATTGTGGTTATTGTTGTATTAGAAGTTACTACTGTTGTTCCAAGGGTAGGGGCTAAATAAGAAGAAACTGTCCCCCAAGATGATGTTGTTCCATCAGTAGTTAGATATTTACCAGACTGTCCACTTTGGCTAGGAACAACATAAACAGTTGAATCAGTTGCTACTAAAGTTTTAGATGAAGGTATGGTTGTTGAGTTAATAGTTAATCCATTAACATTTGATACAGTTGCACCAGAACCAATAGTTGTGCTACCAAGAGTAGGTGCTGTGTAAACGCTAGTTGTAGCAATTTGCACCCATGTAGAACCTGACCACACATACATATTATTAAGAGTTGAGTTCCAGTAAATAGCACCCACAAGAAGTGTATTGCCATCGTTGTCTACTGTAGGAGCAGATGTCTTTGAGCCTAAGTATCTGTCATCAAAATTGTCATAAGTTGTAGCAGCATCTGTTGCACTAGAGGCAGCAGCCGTTGCAGATGCAGCAGCACTGGTTGCAGATGTTGCTGCAGCAGTTGCTGAAGTTGCAGCAGAAGTAGCAGATGTTGCTGCGTTGCTTGCATAAGTTGCAATAGTTGCTACAGAGTTGGCAGCAGTAGTAGCACTAGCAGCAGCAGAGGTAGCACTTGTAGCAGCAGCGGTGGCTGAGGCAGCAGAAGATGTTGCCGATGTAGCAGCAGCAGTTGCAGATGCTGCTGCGCTTGTTGCACTTGTGGCTGCAGCAGAAGCACTGTTAGCAGAAGTTGTTGCAGAGGTTGCAGCATTTGATGCACTAGTTGCTGCACTTGAAGCAGAGGTAGCAGCACTTGATGCTGAGGTGGCAGCAGAGGCTGCGCTGGTAGAAGCAGCAGTTGCTGAACCCAAAATGCTATCTACATAATCTTTAGGGGCAGCAGATGATGCTGACATACCTGCAGATGAAAGACCAGTAATAACTGGGCTGCCTGAAATTGTAGGGCTAGTTAAAGTTTTGTTAGTTAATGTTTGAGTTGCTGTATCAAGAACAACATTACCTGTAGCATTAGGAAGGGTAATTGTTCTATCAGCCGTTGGGTCTGTTACCGTTAATGTTGTTTCATAAGCATCTTCAGTAGAACCTTCAAATACAATGCTTGTAGCAATGCCTGGGGTTCCAGTAATAGTAGGAGAAACTAAAGTTTTATTACTAAGAGATTGTGTCTTAAGTGTACCTACTACAACACCTTCACCAGTAACAATACCGTGAACATGGGTTTGATTAGCCAAGTCCATAATAGTTTGGTCTGAATCATAACCACGGGCTGCTTCGTGAGTTTTTGCTTCTTTAAAATCACGGGCTGACACAGCATGGCGAACAGATGAACCAGCAGAGTGAGCAACTGCTTGAGTGTTATCTTGTCCACGAAGCACTGTAAGAGTTGTGCCAGAGGTAGCAGTAACCGTAATTACTTCTTCACGAGAAGTATCTGGGTCAAGAACTAATGTATAAGGAACTGTAGAAGGATAACCTGCTACTGAACCAACAATAATAGTTCCACTGGCACCTTGTGAGGATGCTGAAATGGATGCAGTAAGTGTTGTCTCAACTGCAATAGCGGAATAATTCCGTTGTAATACGCCTGGGTCGCCTGCTGCCATAGGGTTGCCTTATCTCTGGTGGTGTGAACGAATTGGATACTGACGGCGTAAGTTATCCGCCACTTCATTTAAACGAGTGTTGTAAACATTGAACAAGAAGCGTGCTGCGTTTTCACCACTTCGTGCTCCACGCTGATTGTCAAGAACATCTGCTTCTGCAGATAATGGACCCAAGCGCGAAGGGTCTAAGAAAGAAACCATACGGAAGGCTGCGCCGTATACAACGACATCTTCAGCGTATGAAGGTAATCCAGTTACTGTTACAAAATCTTGTGTTTCACTTGTTGTTAAATCAAATAATGTTGGGCGCTTTGCATAAACCACATTCACTGTTCGCCCTGGAACAATAGGTGAATATACTGAAATTGTTTTGCCTAGGTTTCCACCAGTACCCCATGTTGCTGCATCTGCTGCACGGTCAATTTGCCATGAACGAACAGGTAGCCACTCACGAGATGGACCAATGGTTTGATGTGTAATATTAAGGATTTGTTCTGCTGCATCAGGTATGTCATAAGTTGTACGGGCTGCAACATAACTAAATGTTGTATATGCTACGCCAAATACCTGAGGATACATAGCATCAAGAGTGTTATTAATAGCCTTCTTAACTTCACTACGAGGGAATACAGGGGCTACAGTAATTTTAGCATTTTGAGCATGAGTAGTTACTGTGCTACCACGAGCACCACGGCCCCAAGGGGAAAGTGTAATTGTGTTATCTACATTGCTAGTGCTATGCACATACATAATTTCATCATCTACTTGAATAAAACCACGGCTAATAACAGTAGCATCATGCACATATAGCGTAGTGCTAGATGTAGTTGCGCTTGATGTTAACCAAGTGGTTGATTCTGTATTAAGACTGTAACCATGAAGGAGCGTGTCAACTCGGTTTGTAATATCTTCTAATGAACTCACAGGTCAATACTCCTTAAGGCTGATGTGGCTGACTTATTAGTAGTGCCAGCAATTTCATTGCATACTGCGTTTAAACCTTTATACTGTGGAGGTAAACGAGTTGAACTTGCTTTATAGTTTAAGGCAGCAATAAGGCTTTTATTATCTGTTCCAGCCCAAACATTTGCTGCAGCCTGTGCTTCTTTAAAAGCAGTGCGTGCTGGATATGTTCCTGAGTTAGCAAGTCTATTTAGTTCAGCAACAAATGTTGAACCATCGTAACCTGTAGCCATAATTATTTGCCTTTCTTCTGTGCTGCTCTCATGTTATCCACAAGATTAGGATATTTTCTTCCAGCCTTTTTAGCAGCAGCCTTGGCTGATGCTTTTGCAGCGGGTGATAATGGTGTTGATTTTTTTTTAGGGTTAGGTTTTTCCCAAACTTTTTTAGCCATTATTTTTTTCCTTTGTTACGCTTGCTAATAGCAGCAGCCTTTGATTTAGCATCTGACTTTGAACTTGCACCCCATGCTTGTAGAGACAAAAGAAGTCTTGTTGGCTCTCCATTGGGTTTGCGTTCAGGTCCTGGAGCATTTCCCATACGGGCTAGAAATGAGGCTCTACGGGGGTTATCACCGCTTTTTACAGGTGCTTTGAGGTTCATGCCTTGCTTCTTTGCAGAGGCTCTACCCTTGGCGTTTAAACCACCTTTAGGATTTTTGCCTTCTTTGCGTTGCCATGCTGCACTTGCCATTATTTACCCGCCTTAATAATTTCTTTGGTCTTAGGGTCAAGGCGTGCTTTTTCAGTGCCATTCTTTCTAAGAATAACAATTACTCCATCACGAATAATAGATTTATTAAACCCATCATGCCGTTTGCGTTGACCCGATGACATTACTTTTTCTTTGCTCTCTTTGCTTCGCTCATAGCAATGGCTACGGCTTGTTTACGAGAAGTTACTTTTGGTCCCTTCTTAGAACCAGAACGCAATGAACCAGCCTTAAACTCTTTCATTACTTTGGCAACTTTCTTTGCTGGCTTCATTAGTTATTGTTGCCTTTTACTTCAACAGGTGCCGAACCAACTTCACGCCCCCCGATGCCATAAGGGTTAATTGTTCCAAAGTTGTCGTCTTGATTAACTGTCTTTGTTCCACATCCACATGATGCACACATATTACTTGCCCTTCTTTTTCATAAGCATTGACATTCCTTTTTTTACTTCTTTTTTAACCTGAGCCTTTGATTCACCTTTTTTACGCTCTAATGCTTTTTGAGCCTTTGACTCAGTTTTTTCGTACGCTGCGTACGCTGCTTTTTTGCTTGGCTTTTTTGTTGCCATTTGGATTCCTTTTCTGTGAGATTACCTTGATGTCCCCGCCAACACTTATGCAGTAATCAGCGGAAATCTTGATTGCTCTACGGGCTGCAAACTCTGCACTCTTAATTGAGTTTTTGCTGAAACCTGTTGCCATTGCGCCTAGGGCCAAACTGCCACCACTACCTACAGCATATAAACCACGGTCATCTCGGGACCAAAGAAAATCATGGTCAACTTCATAGATGGTACCGTTCAAACAAATTAGGGCATCAAACCCACCGTCTTTATCATCTTTATTGGCACCATGATAGCCATTGTCATTCATCACTTCTCGTAGAGAAGGCAATACTTTGGATTGCATAAAATCATCTATTGGCATTGTTTTAATTAACTTAGGAGGGTTCCATAAAAAGTTTGCTATGTTGCCAGCGATAGCATCTCCTGCAAAGGCGTATATGTAATCGCCTTTCTTAATAATCTTTTCTTGTCCTTTGGCATAATACGGTTTATCATCGTAGGTAGTCATAGAATCTGCTGCAATTAAAGCCCAGTCTTTTCCTTGAATACCAACTATGGCAGTCATACTTACCCCTTAAATCCACCTGTATTTGCATCGTAGGCTTTGCCAGCCTTATCGGACTTATCTATTGCTTCTTGAACTTTTTTCATTGTGGTGCCAGCAGGTTGTATGCCTTGCTCTCTTGCTTTCTTATAGGCAGCCAATTCGCCATCCCACTTCTTTGATGACATTGAGCGTTTGCTATTAGCATCGCCTGTGCCCATTTCCAGGGTTCCCAGTTTGCAACCAAAGCAACCTTCTACAAATTCTGGATGAGTTCTTTCTTGATGTAATGTCATATTTGTGTTATGTAATCTCCGAATACCCCACCAATAGCAGGGTTAGTTAATCTGTCTTTTGTCTGCTCGTCAATAATATAATCATGTCCACCAAGATAATATTCATTGGCTTCTGCTAATTCTGTTTGCGCTGGGTATTGAGTTGTTGTGTAATAGCCATTAACCATAAGCACTGACACGCCACGATTTAAAGCATATCTTACCATAAGTCTGTTCCAAGCCATAGGGGTCTGACTAACAGTAGGTAATACAAAACGATATTCAGCCATATAACTCCTTATTAATGTAGAGGGTGAGCCGAAGCCCACCCCCCACTAATGAACTAAGCAGAGATTGAAGAACTTGTTTCAATTCTGTATAGAGCAGCCTCACGGTAACGAGAGAAGCCAAGTACGCCGTACCAACCGATTGGGCGGTAACGCATCAACTTATCAATTACTGGTCCAACAACTACGCCTGGTTCCTGTGCTACTGCCTCAGCAAGTGCTTGCTTTCCAGCAAGGATTGTGCGGTAGTTAGCAATAACTGGGGTTACTGTTACAGTATCTCCAGATGAAATGTTTGCGGTTGTTGCAACTGTAAGAGTTACATTTAAGCCACTGATTGCAGAGATTTTTGTGCTTGCGCCAGTCTTTGAAGTAACAACTAACTTGTCGCCAACTTCAATTCCTGCTGTTGAAGCAAGAGCAAGAACTGTTGCACCTGATGTTGCAGCAGCAGTAGTGGTTGTGCCAACTGTTGAAGTTGCATCTGAACCATCTACTCCACGGTACATACGAGGAGTCTCAACGAAGTAAGCACCCTCAAATGTTCCGATTGTTCCTGGCCAGAAGTTTCCTTGACCAGTCTCTGCATACTTGTGCATTGAGTTCCAACCTAGTTCGCCTGTCTCAGCACGAAGGTCATGTGAAACTTCTGGGTGGATACCACACCAGTATAGGCTTCCCTCACGAGGAACAGCCTTGTTAGCACGAAGTTTAGCAACAACCTTACGGATGTTTGCTGCAGTAATTGTATCTCCTGCTGCAATAGTTGCAGTTGAAGTACGAGTTCCGCCGTAGATTACATTTGTACCTTGGCGTAGGGTCTCCATAGCAATTCTGTCAAGTGAGTCTGCCATGTTGTAAGCGATGATGTCAGCAACTGCTGGGTCAACATCTGAAAGTGCAAACAACTGCAACTTGCGAGTTACTAGTGATGCGTTTCCATACTCATTTAGAGTTACAGAAACTGGAGTTACATCTGAAATTGCCACTGCATCAACATCTGTTGTCTCTGCGAGAGTAGATGTTGCTGCTTCCAAGTCGTTGTAGATTGAGAATACAACGCTTGAACCTGGCATTGCTTGCTGAGCAGGGCGCTTGTCTGCCACTGAACGAATCAATGGTTGAGAACGAAGTGCAAACTCAACATAGCGGTCATAAGCGGTCTTGATTAAGCCAGCGAGTGCTGACGAATCAGTATATGCCATGTAGTTCACCTCCTGGTGATTGGTAGTTTGTTATTTAATAAACAGAAACACCAAGGATTGTATTTAGTTCCGATGCTGAACTGGCATTAAGAATCTTAGCCATAGTATCTTCATCAACTCCTGGAGGAGTTCCTGTTGATACAACATCATTGATTCTCTTTTGTGCCTGTAGCGTTGGGTCTTGATTTTTAGCCTGTGCACTCTCAGGTGCATCTTGTTTGTTAACTCCGAATACATCGCCGTATTCATTTAGCCAGTTAGAAACTGCCTCCTCAGAGATTTCTATGTCTTGAGGTATGAATGCTGCAACCTTTGGATTAACTCCTTTGGCTGTTAATACATCCTTTACGGTGCGTTGACGAGTCTGACTCTTAAGAGTGTTAGCCTCTGTCTCCAGTTCTTTCAAACGCTTTTCAAGCGTTCTATTAACTTTCCGCAGTTGTTTGACAACATCCTGAGGTTCATTGTCCTCATCTAAGAAGTCGTCATCGTCATAATTGGTAGCCATCTACCTATCTCCCTTTCGTTTGTTGTATTCGCAATCCTCGTAATAATTCGGGGAAACCGTTACGGCTATTGCTCCTGGTCTTTTACGCCCCCCTGGGCCAGTAGGTCAGGGTTGGGGATTCTTTATATGCTGGATTCTTTACGAAGCGATGCAGAAGTTACGCCACTTTGTCCAGCAAAGCGTGCCTGCTCACGAAGTGCACGGCGTTGAGATTCAAGTTGTCGCTGTTGGTCTTGACCAAGTTGTGCTGCAACTGCCTCAAGTTCACTGTAACTTGTGCCTTCAATTTGAGCCAAACGCCCTTGTGTATCAGCAAGGATTCTTGCTTTACCAAAACTTTCTTTAAGTGCATTAAGGTCTGAGGTGCCAGATACATTGATGTAACTTTCGGCAGCAGCCTTATCCAAACTAAACTGATACATTTGTGCAGCAGCACCAATTTCACCAGCACGAACTTGCTTCTTAACAATATCCATACCCAACTTAGGGTCAAGAAGATAAGATACTGCGCCAGCCAAATCAACATTGTAATATTGATTAAGGGCTGCAAGAACATCTGGATTCTTTTGAACCTTATCTTGAGCAAGTTGAACACGGTTTTCAAACTCAGTAACTGATACTTGATTGCCAATAATGTTACCAAGTTTTTCAGTAGTTCCAAATACTTTATCATCAAGGCCATAGGCTTTAAGAACGCTTACCATGCCTCGTTCCATAGAAATATAAGTAGCCTCATTAACAGCCTTGCCAGCATCTGATAATGCTTTCATGCCAGGGAATCTTTGCTTATATGCATTGGTTCCTAAAAGGTTAATTTTAATTTGAGATGCAGTTAAATCTTGTTTAATGTATTCATCAATAGTTTCTGCCAATGAACCAAGACCAGCAAGATTAAGGTTTGCCTTAAAATCTTCAAGGGCTGTAGTTGTAGCAGCACGGGAAGCATCTGTTTGTTTCTGAGTTAAAGAAGTTATTTGAGAAGTTAAATTACTTATTTGCGCTTGAAACATAGCATTAGTTTTAGCAATAGCATCTGCAACAGCCTTGTCTAAATCTGCTTGAGTTAAACCGCCACCAGGGGCTTGAATAATTGGTTGTACGGGCGCAGTGCTTGGAGTGGTCATATAACTCATTTGAGTTGGAGATACACCCAACGCAATCGCCAATGCACGAGTACCTGTTGGTACTGTGTAGTCAACATTACCTAATTGCTTTTTATCTGCCATTAGCCCATAAATCCAAACTGCTTCATCAAATCTACAGCCATGTTGCTATAGGTTTCTTTAGCGTTCTTTGTATATTGCCATAGTGGGTCTTGTTTAACTTGCTTGGTAAAGTCTGACAACATGCGAGCATTACCAGTGGTTGGGTCAATTACTTTATTCATAATGTCTTTCCATGAAAGATTCTCGGGGTCAACCTCTAGTAAGTCAGACATCTTGGTGCGATAGTTATTAGTTATCTCATAAAGAGTGCGGCCCGATTTGATTGATTCAGCAAATGGCTTGTATAAATCCATTGCCTGATTTCTCATTTCATTTAAATAATATTGAGTATCACGGCCATCGGTCATATCAAGCAATGATGTTTGAATAGTGTTAAGGTAATTCTTATCAAGTGTAATACCGTAGGACAAAGCAGCATTTCTAATTGTGCTTACAGAACTACCAATCGTTCCGCCACCAGTAAACAACAACTGAGCATTGTCGCCAAGGTGCTGAGTTAATTGAACATCTGTCCAACCATTTTGAAGTTTAGACATAGCGATACCCTGAATGGTTTGGGTATTGTCATATACCTTGCCAGTAACTGGGTCTACTTGCTGTGTTCTAATACCAAGGTTCTCAAGTTTGGCAGCAATGTTAGCGGTTTCAATTTGTAGTTTTTCTGCAAAGTTTGCTGCATTGCGTGGGTCATTAGTCTCAAGGAAAAAGTTGCGGATACTTGGCATCGTTTGTTGATACCATCTTGTTTGCTTAATAGCCTCATTAAATGTATCTTGAGTCCAGCCACTATTTGGTGCCAAGGCTTGGTCAAAGATTCTATCAATTTCATTTTTAAACTCTTGAGGTAAAGTTTTAAATGTAGCCTGAAGGTAACCAATCCATGCTGTCTTAGGGTCAACAGAAGGAACTTTGCCTTTACCGCCAGTTACACCTGTATCAGATGTAGTACCACTAGTTACAGCAGATGTTGTTCCAGAAGTTACTGCAGAGGTTGGTGCACTTGCTGGTTTAATTTTTCCAGCCTCGTATGCAGCAGTGCCAGGAATTAAAGATTCACCTTGTGGGCCATAGCGAAGTTCAGAAGGTGGTTTAAGGTCTGGATTTTTGCCATCAAATTTATCTAATGCTTCTTGTGCTTTGTCTACATCTGCCTGAGTACCAAGTTTAGCGTTTAATTTATCTTGGGCACGCTTTAAATTATCAGCAAGTTTTTCTCTTTTACTGGTAGTTTCTTTTGTTTTCTTTTTACCAGCAATAGTTTTTTGTTTTGCATTAATTGCATCTACTTGTGCTTGGAGTCCTTCAAGTGTGCTTAAAGTTGTAAGGTATTCTGTGCTTCCTGGTTTTTGTCCATTAAGTGTTTGCGATAATGTATAAATCTGAACGCTTAAATTTGCAAGGGTTGCTGCATCTCCAGTAAGGCCATAAAAACCAGTACCTTGTGCGCCACCTGTTCTTGGGTCTGCCACTATGCCCTCGCTTTCTGGACATCTTGAGACATCATTGTGTATAAGCCATCAAGGAAATCGTTTTCCTGACGAGCACGATACTCAGGTGTTTGCATTATGAAATTTTGAACAGCCTGGGCACGACCAGTAGCACTAGTATCTTGTGATTGATTTAAATAAATAGAAAGTGCTTTCTTGTAATCGGCTCCTAAAGCATTGCGACCTAGTAATTGTTGATACACACTTTGAACGCCAGCATCTGCTTCTTGTTGGGTATATACAACTCCAGTAGCAGCATTACCGCTTTGGTTAGCCTGTGCTAATTTAAGAGCCTCAAAGAATTGGTCTGATACTTTTTTATCTATTTGTGGTGCAGAAGCAGTAGCATCTGGAACTGCTTTGTCTTTAGTTGGTTCTACCATTTATACCACCACCGTATCATTTGAGAAGTAACGATTAAGGAATTTTTCCATTTCAGGGCTACCAACAATTAAGTTGTCTCTGAATAATTGGAAAGCATCTGCTATATCTGAATTGCTTTTAGCATCTAAACTACGAGAACCGCCTGCTGCATTTCTTTCTTCAAGAAGTTGAGCAATTACTTTGCGGGTTTCAAGGTATAGTGCTACGCTTTTAATTACTGCACGCTCACCATTTTGAGCCATCCACTTTTTATCTTTTAATGCAGCATCAAGGATTTCTGCACGGCGTGCATACTTTGCCCTGTCTGGAGATACATACTCTGAATACCAGTCAAGATTTTCTTTAGCCTTTGTTTGAATCCAAAGTGCCTTAGCCTCTTTAACTGCTTTCATTTGTGGGTCATTGTCAGAGGTAATACCATTTTGAATTTGATATGCCTTGATAAGTTGTTGTATCTGTTGGAACTCTGCCCAGCCACGCTTAACATTGGCATCTTTTAGTAATTCATTAGATGTTCTGTTTTGGCGATATGTGCTGCCAGCGCCTGGGGTTGCACCGTGAGCATATTGCCATTGGTAAGCAGCCTGGCTAAATGTATATTTGTCATCTCCGTCATCGGCTAAGAAACCAATTAACTCTGGGTCTCCCTTACCTTGGGCTAATGCCATAAGGTTGCTGTGTTTACGAAGGTTGCGAACTGTTTGAATACTTGGCTCTATTCCGCCCACATTTCTTGAAAGACTTACAGTTGCTTCAAAGAAATCTGGGTATTGCTTAAGGAACTCAGCCTCTGCCATACCGTATACACGCTTGCCAGTTTCTGGGTCTGTGTAATCAGAATATTTATTTTGCAGTTGACGGAAAGTTTGAGCATAGAAATCTATTTCAGGTGCAATAGCAAATGGAGCGGAAATAGATGTTAATGCACGAAGGAAGAAAAACTTATTAGTTTTGCTTTCAATCTCAGTTGGCGTTGGAGCATCTGTGCGCTTGCCTTGGTTATACAAGTATGTTTCATAGCGAAGCATTTGATTGTATGTACGAACATACATTTCGTTTTTGCTCCATACAGTATTAAGACGGCGAAGAACGCTAGGTGTAAATATGTCTGTTGCTGACTGAGGTATACCTACTGGGAAGAATGGCTTTAGCGCATCTTCTAACTCTGGCTTTTGCTTAACAATTAAATATGTTGGAAGGGTAGCAAAAGGACCAAATCCTGGGTTACCAACATTGCCTTGGGTAATAACATCTAGGCTTCGTAAAGGTATATTGATACTTTTAAATGAGTTCTCTACAACCTTTTGCCACTCACCAGGTAATGCTTTGATGAAAGCCTCTGGCACTCTAACTACAAGGTTTGCTGTGCTGCTATCACCCTGTAATTGTTGTGCATCTGTAATC